GGCGATGGAATAAACTTTTCATCAGGAACAACAATTACACAGGTTGGAAGTTGGACAACAGGTAGTGCTGGTTCAGGAACACTAAGACCAATTTATGTTTCAAGTAACGGTTTAAGAAACGTACCAGTTGGTAATGTTAACTTAACATTTACAAAAACATTTAAAAATCCACCAACTTCAGAAATTTGGTTTACAAAAGCAAGTTGGGAATCAGCCGGTGCTACCCAAGGTACGTCAGTTGCATCAAGTGAAACTAGATTTCCTGCAAATACATCAGTATCAAGTGTATCATTAGAAAGTTATGGTTCAACAGAATACTATAAAGTACAGTTTTCTCAGAGTACTGATGCTAGTACACTTACCAAAGGCACAGATACAGTAACGTTTGACTTTACACAACCACCGTATGCACAGCCGGGTGAAACAATCTTTGGTTTTGTTGCTAGACCGGGAGAAAGATCAACGCTAGATTTATCATTCATTAAAGAATTAACCAATACCACACTAGGTGGAAGAGGTACATTCCCTAATGGTCCAGACGTGTTGGCACTGAACGTGTATAAAACATCCGGTACTGACGTTACAGGGGAAATTATTCTACGTTGGTCAGAGGCACAAGCATAATGGAAATCACAGCAGATCTAATTAGAGCAATGAACGAAACATCGTGGGTAGATGGTATTGGTACTATTGTTGTACTATTATTAGCCTATGCGGCTTATCGTTGGATTAAAAATAAGACTAAGTAGTTTTATCTTCTTCTTTTTGTGAATCACCAGGAATAATTCTATAATTATCTTCTACACTATCTGGTGTACTTACTTCTGTAAGACTAGAGTTGTCTTCTAGTGCTTCTAATTGGTGTGGCATTAGTGGAGGATTTCTCCAAACATCTCCAGGTCCTAATTCTTTTGTAAACATTACTGCTTTTGTTGTATCCACATAACGAAGTAAAAATTTACCATTGTTAATAAACCAAGTTTCATCTTTTTCTTTATGAAAATGCATTGAAAATTTTGCACCTTTCTTTTCAAAGAAAAGTATTTTCCCGCAGTATTTGTCATTAGTAGCAAAGATTAGTTCATATCCCCAACCTTTATCTACTTTTCCACTTAGTCTATTAGTAGGCATTAATGTATTCCTTAACTGTCATATAGTCTTCTATTTTACAATGTTTATTTAAATTTGTCAAGTCTGCACAAGTATATTCTTGATATTGTCCTTTTAATTTTTCTGGCATGGGAATAGTTTCAATAGTTGCCCCAAACTTACTGGCAATAGTATCAGCAACACTTTGGAAACTTGTAGTTGTTCCTGTACCAACATTAAATATTCCGCTAGTATCTTGTGAAAGCATTTTTTCGTGTACTCTACATACATCACTTACACAAATAAAATCTCTAACATAGTTGTCGCTGTTTTCAAAAACTTTTATCACTTTATCTTTTTTGGCTTGTTCAGTAAATTTGTGTACAGGACTTGCTTGGTCACCTTTGTGTTCTTCTTTTGGCCCATATACATTAAAGTACCTAAACGCTTGAATGTTCATGTTAAACTCTTTATTGTAGATACCTGCTTCAACTAAAAATCTGTCAATAAGATACTTGCTCCATGCATAAGGACTTTGTGGTAAACATTTACTATCTTCTTTGTATCCGTCTAAACCTGGACCATACACACTAGCAGAACTTGCTATTTGCATGTTAACACCAAACTTATCACATATTTGAATTAGATTCATTGTGAATTCGTAATTTTGTTTAAGCACTTTTTCCACATCTGTTTCTGTTGTAGAACTAATAGCACCTAGGTGTATTACCCAATCAAATTTTTCTGGATTAGGTAAAACGTCAGGTCCCTTCCAATCAAAGCCTTCAATACTATGTCCGCGGTCAACTAGATAAAATGCTAGATTTTGACCGATGAACCCAGCGTCTCCTGTCATTAATATATTCATGTAGCAAAGTCCACCATAAAACTTCTTCTAGGTTCTTTAGCAGGATATACTCCGTGCCATACGTCCCAGTTCATCAAAATTAATTTGCCTGGTTCAGGCTTAAATGTTCTATGAACATCATCATATATAGTATACATTAAACCGTTTAATGTTGTCAACTTGTCTTCTTCGGGTTGTGTATCAAAATATAAAATTGTAGCAACACTATCTTGGTTATGTCTATGTAATGTTTGATATCCAAAATCTCTATAATATACACCCCAGATGTTTAATATCTTTCCAAAATTCCAATTAGGTATAATACTTTGTATTGCTTTGTTGTAGTCTTCTTTTATTTTCCAATCAAACGCATTAGGTATACCTGGTTGTCCAATATCAAATCCTACAGTAGTACTATCTGTGTTGTAATTTTCTTTGTTCTTTTCTGACCATTCATTATAAATTTCCTCGTAGTCTTTCCAGTTAGGCAAATAGGCTTCGACAATCATTCTTTGATCCTTCCTATAATATCTGTTGTGCTATGACCTTGAATTGTAGGAAATATTTTTACTTCTGCTAATTCATGACCAACTGTTGTTTCTCTTGTATAGTCACCGCCTTTTACAATAATATCAGGTCTAATATTTTCTAAAATTTCTTGAGGCGTATCTTCTGCAAATACAACAACTTCATCTACCCACGGTAGCATTTCTAATTGACGTTTTCGTGTTACAAAATCATTTACAGGTCGTCCATCGCCCTTTAAACGCCTTACACTTTCGTCATCATTAATACCTACAATTAGTTTTTGTCCTAAATTTTTAGCATACTTTAGTAGTTCTAAATGTCCTGGGTGTAGTATATCAAACACACCATTTGTCCATACAACGCCTCTATACAAGTCTTCAAAACTTACAGGATGTACTCCTCTTTTTTCAACATTTCTAGCACTTGCATAACAGGCTAATTTACAACTATCTTGAATATTCATGTTTTTAATAACATGGCCGTATACTAACACTGCTAAAAAAGTATCTCCTGCACCAGTAACATCTGCAACTTCTCTAACATCTTCTTTAAAATGCCAGTGATCTTTTTTGTTTATAACATGCACACCGTTTGCACCATCAGTAACAACCAACCATTCCCAGTTAAATTGAACTAGATGTTGCTTTGCTTTTGCAATGTCAAACTCTCCAAACCAACTGTTATATTCAGACATATTAGGTTTTACTAAAAAACAATCTTTGTACATTTGTGGCATTTGTTTTGGATCTACAAACACTTTTACATCTTTTAAACTGTTCATTAGTTCTAGATCAATAACACCTTTATTGTAATCACTTACTACAACTACATCATTATTATTAACATTAAGTGATTTCTTTGTGTCACCTTGATAGTGTGTTTCTCTATCCCAACGTAGGATATGTTGACCACCTTGACCTACAAGCCTAGTTTTTGTTGTTGTTAATTCATTATCAAATGAAACATTACTGGTCAGTGTATTACAGTCTTTTAGTAATTCAATGACTTTATAACCTTCTTTGTCACTACCTACTGCACCATGTAAACTAACGTCTACGCTTAAATTTGCAAGGTTTAAAGCAAGATTTCCTGCACCACCTACACTGTATTCTTGTGATTGTTCTTTTAGTACAGGTACGGGTGCTTCTGGACTCATTCTATCTGCTGAGCCGAGAATCCAACGATCAAGCATTATATCGCCAATTACTTTAATCATAAACTTTTTACTATTTCTACTATTGTGTCAATCTTGGTTTGATTTACTTTATTTTGAAGGGTATTACGTAATCCAACGTGCAACGGTTTTGGATAATCTTTTGCGTTTGTCCAAGCATAACCGCTATGTTCTTCATTTAGTACAGGAATAAACTCTTTTTCAACAATTACAACATACGTATGAAAAAAGAATTTTTGATCTTTGGATGTGAATAATTCTAATGGAATAATTTTTTCAAATTTTGGAGTTTCACCAATTTCTTCTTTGATTTCACGTTCGAGTGCTTTCCAAGGTGTTTCACCTTCTTCACTCATACCACCAACTAGGCCCCATTGGCCTGCTGTTTTATGTTTTGTTCTTTGTAGAAATAAAAATTTGCCGGTGCTTTTTGCAAAAAATAATGCACCACTACAAATTATGTCTTTTACAGGACTAGTCTCCATTCATCTGCCTCGTATTCACCTTCAAAACTTTTCAGCCAAGATCCGTTCTCCCACTTGTACTGAATTCCAGTATATGTATTAGTTATGTACACTGGGTCTGGTGATGAAGCAGAATCGGCTCCGTCGTTTGAGCCACTTGCATCTAGTGTTTTTTCCCAACTATTACCGTTCCAAGTAATAATATCGTTTTGGTTTGCTTTGAATATTGAACCATCTCCGTTTTGCCAAGCATTAGCATTAGCATCAGAACTGTCGCCTTTTACATTTGGATTTATATCATTAAGTATCAAATACCTTGTTCCTGCTGTTATTGTGGTATAATCAGGTGCAAAAGTTGTAGGATCAATAATAGCATCTACGGTTCCTCTACTGTTTACACTGTCTACAAGTGTTGTATTTGCAGGTACAGTATCACTATCAATAGACAATACCATTTGTGTATCGTCTGTTGGATTCAGACTAACTGTTGCTACAACTTCATTGCCGTCACTTTTTGTAAGTCTAATAGTGCTTGTTCCAGCAGTAAACTTACCAGGATATTGATCTAGTAATTTAAACCAACTTATCGGATCTCCGGTTGTAGTAAACGTTCCAGTTTTACTTTCATCTACACCTTCATGTGCATGTAACAAACGTGCTGTGTTATTTAGAACTAGTAATTTATAATCGCCTGGTGACTTAACAACTGTTGCTGTTGGTATAGTTGCATCAATAATTCCGTCACTGATACTTCCGCTTTCATCGAAAATATTCATAATAATTTTTTCAATAACACCAAGTTTTTTAACTTTAGCCGGAGGTGTAATCCATATAGGCATTGTAAATTCCATTTCGCCTATGTCAATTTCTGTTTCAGTTCCTTGCGGAATACTTCTAGTTGAATAGTTTACACTTGCTAGTTCAATTAAACTAAGTGAAGTCCAGTCAACATAGTTGTTTGTTGTTTGTATTTCTAGTGCAGGATTATATAGAACAAGTATTTGTTCCATAATTTGTAATTTTTGATCTGTATTAGTTGACCAAATATCTGCTTTCATTCTTAGTGTAAATGGTACAGGCATTAAACGCTCTACAGTGTTACCGACGCCTTGCAAGTCTTTATAAGTTCCTGTTGCATCATCATATTCTCTATGTCTAATATGAACTTTATCAACGTGTGTTGGACTTTGTACACGTTCTCTTGCATACTCTAACCCTGTAATATAACAAGCAATACGAGGTGCACTAATAACTTTGTTTTCTGAATTATCTCTTATAATGTGTGCTACTTGACGTGTTAAGTTTCCGTAACTAGTAGGCACTTTTCTTAAAGTACCAGCATTGTCTTTGTAACTAAAGTTACTAAATGCACGAATGAATTGTGTAACAAATCTTCTAATTTGTCCGTCGTAAAAATGTTCCATTAAGCGTCTGCCTCAGGTTTCAATGCAGTTGATAAAGGCTGTTTCTCTGGCTGAGTGTTGCCTTTTCTATTTGTATATGTTTCTGTATTGTTTGTAAATTCATTAACAACACTATTTTGTACAGTGTTAGTAAGACTCATTCTTGCACCGTCATCAACT